ATGAACAGGTTGCTTAATCATCACAAAAGTATCTTTAGAAGATTCAGTTAAATCTCCTAACAGAGTGTGATTTGTTTTAAAAGTTAAAAGTTTAATTGCCATTATGCAGCCACCTCATAAGAAGCATCATAAACAGCTAGCGTAACCCATCGTTTTGGGAACAACATTTCACGACCACGAAAGTCGTTCATATCTAAGGTTGGGTCTTGTATCAAACCAACCAATTCAACCTTGTTGTCAAATTCACGGAGAAACAAATCATACTTGTCTGCCCGTGTTAATTTATTGTCAATAGCCATTTTTTTTGCGAGTTCACGGATGTTCATCATTCACCTTTTGTTAACATAGAAAAATCATTATAACATAACCAATGTTATTGTGCAAGGATTATGTTAGTAAAATTTACTTATTTTGTTGTTTTTGCCTGGTCAAATTTGTAATATAAAGTGAACCATCTTTCATTTTATAATCTAATTGATCACCTTCTTTCCAACCAAGTTCTTCCATTAATTCATCTGGTAATTCTACAATAGCATCACCATTATCACAAATTTCCAAAACTTTACTTTCATACTTTTTTGACATTGATATTACACTTCTCTAAGAAATCAATACCATCGGTTGAACGATAGGTATTGCGATAGTAAACGGAATTGATTCCGGCCTGGTGAATAATCTTTGCACAGTTTAAGCAAGGTGCATGAGTCACAAACAATGCAGCACCATCACTTGAGTTGGTGCTGCGAGCAATCTTTGCAATTGCATTTGTCTCAGCATGAAGCACTTCTGGTTTGGTTTTTGTTTCGCCATTGTCTAGTTCAACTTCACAATCATTTGTCCATCCCGATGGCATACCATTGTAACCGATACCAATGATTGTGTTATCTTTTACAACAACACAACCAACTTGGAGTCGTTTAGCTGAGGACAATTGAGCATAGACCTCAGCTGCCTTCATGTGTGCATCAATAAATTTCTCTTTCATATCTCAAATGTTTTCAATTTAAAGTTATCAGCACGATCCTCATAACCAATATAACCACGTGGATTACAAACGACCCTAGTTTCACCCACAACATAATCAAATGTTTCGTGTGTGTGACCATGTGTCCACAATTTAATTTGTGGATGTGATTCAATGAAAAAGTCTAGTGAAGAACTATAGCAACCATTCATCAAAGTTTCGTTTTGATATTTCGGATGAGTAGATAATCTTGATGGTGCATGGTGACCAACAACAACAAACTTTTGGTCATGTTTGCCTTCAACAACGTGACGAATATAATTAACCATTTTCCTATGATCTTCTACAGTATCTTCAGGTGAAAACTTGGCTGCACGTTCATGGAATTGACCATTAGCATCACGAAATGAAACTTTCTTGTTGCTATTTTTCACACAACGAAAATCATTCATCATACTACCAATAGCGTGCAGTGTCATTGGATCTTCACCGTTCATATCCGTCCACAAAGTTCCGCCAACAAAAGTGACACCTTCAAGTGTGACTTTCTCTTTATCTAAGATGTATAAGTTTTGGAGGTAATGGAGATTGTATTTCAAATCTCTAAGTGTATCTCTGAAGTCACCATGATAATGTTCATGGTTGCCAGCTATGTAGATAACATGCTTAAATTCATCAGAGCAATTCTTAAAAAAATCGTGAATTGATTCTGATTTGCTCATGGGTGAGCCAAGCTCTAGTAAATCTTTAGCAACACAGATATCACCTGATAAAATCAGGACATCAGCATCATCCATATTTCTAAGGATTAAACCACCAAATTCAAGATGTAAATCGGAACAAACTGCAATTCTCATAATATATCCTCACAATACTACCATTATAACATAACCAAATCATATGTCAAGGTATAGTTTAATTATTGCCTATAATTATTTTATGATATTAAATGCCGCTCTATTGACTAAAAAGGTTCGTTGTGGATTATCTTCTGAATAAACCCTAATAAAAGCCTTTTCTTCAACTAATGTAACATCATCTATATTTTTACAATATACCACATCTCCGGTATAAATGTTTTTTAGTTTTGTAGGTTTCATAATAAAAATCCATATTAATACGCTTGTTCTGATTTTTTACCAATGTTGTATTTCGTAACCAGTTCCCACTCATTTTTTTCTTTGAATGATATAATCTTAATTTGATGTAACGGTGCAATATTATCAATCATAATTTGTGGGTTTAAAATAGTTACCAAACCCCATTCTTCCAACAATTTAGCTATAGCATTCCGCCTTTGTATATCATTCTCAGATATGTTTGACGGTTTACCATCCAATGCAAACAACTCCTTAAAATGAACAATGTAATATTGTCCTTGTTTATGGAGAATGTGGCACGATTGGTACAACACCTTTTCTTTCCGTGAAGATACACCAATTCTGGTCAATGTCTCACGAACCTTCAAAAAATCATCCTGCTCATTGAGTGTTACCTCAACAAACTTTTTTAAATCTACCATGATGCTTATCCACCTGTATCGGTTTTTTCTTTTAATAGTTGGATTTGTTCATCACTTAGTAGGCGTAAAGCTTCACGAGCTTTGGAATCTGACAGGCCATAGGCCAGTTTGACACATGCTATATCTTCACTTTTTTCAGACTTAACCCACTTTGCGAAAGGTCTTTTTCTAGACCTTACGGTATTTATCAAAAAATCATTTTGAAGTTTTTTGTCTAGGAAATGCCTGCGGTTCATCTCATTTGCATACATTATACAGTCGGAATGATAAGATAACGACCGATTAACAAGAAAAGGTATATAGTCTTTTTCTGTTAAATCATCAACAATCATTTGCTTCTTGTTCTGAAGAATGGCATTTACATAATCAAATGGATTACTCATGTCAACATCCTGATTAAACCAACGGTATCAATCGTTGTTAACAGGATATAGTTAGCCAACATGCCAAATGATTTCCTGCTAAAAGAAGCCCAAGCATACAAAGAACAACCAAATATCCAAATAGGATAAAGGTGAAGTAACGGAGGATTTGGAACAGTGAGGGCCATTGTGATTGAGCATCCGATAGATATAGCCCAAGCCAAAAGCTCAATAATAAACCTAAAACGATAAGAATTAAAATCATTTTTAATCCATGCAAATATATTGAAAATTATGGTGTTCATTTAAATTCACACCCAACCATGATTTCCGTAAGACAAGCCACAGTATTTATCTCAGTATCAGCTACAAATGCCTGTTTGTACTGATAATCAGCCAAAATAATTACCGCTTGTGGAATACTTTGTGGCTTTAAAACATCATATAGGTTATCATAAATTTTACGGAAGAATGTTGTTGCATCAATATCATTACTTGCAACCCATTTACGAATAGCACCAAAGTCTTTATCTTTGATGTATTTGATAATATCACCTAGTGATACTTCCACTATATGTGAAAGGATGCCTCCATCAATTTTACCAAACTGTGAGTACCGTTGCAACTCATTAATCACACGGCGAAAGTCTGGGAAGTGTTTCTTAATTAACTCAACAATGACCTTATCATCATATTCAATTTTTTCACTCTGTAGGATAGATTGAATTCTTTTGAAAAATTGGCCAGCCATCTGCGTTTTTTCGTTGTTCTTTAGTGTAAAGTCAACGACAGCACAGCGACTGTGTAGAGGGTCGATTAGTTTGTTTTTGTAGTTGCAGGTGAAGATAAAGGAACAATTTGAAGCGAATTCTTCAATTGCATTACGAAATGCTGCTTGAGCATTTGGTGATAGATAGTCAGCTTCATCAATAATAATGACTTTGCGACCACCCGATAAAGACATAGACGATGCATAATTGGTGATTTTGTATCTAACAACATCAACGCCATTTTCATCTGACCCGTTGATGATCATATAATCACAACCAATCTCCTCACACATGGCTTTAGCAACTGTAGTTTTACCTACTCCTGCACCGCCAGATAGAAGAAGATTGGGAATGTTGTTTTGATTAACATATTCCTGAAACGGTGTTTTTAACCGATCAGGAAGAATACACTCAGCAATAGTTTTAGGACGGTATTTCTCCGTAAATAATAAGTGTTCTAACATTCACAAGCCTCATAATATAAAATAATAATTTAATCACTTCAACTTAACCGAGCAACAACTTCAAGATAAGGTTCTTCTACAGTCCATGTATTGTTGCCAATGCCATAGATTGCGGTCACCTTATCACCTTCTTCGTTTTCAATTACAAAAACACTAATGACATGATCAGGGTTAATTGCGATTGAATCAGAGGCATTACCTTTAAAGCTGTTTGTAAAATAAACTAACATATTAAGCCTTAGTGAAAGTAGAACCAGCTTCTGTTGAAATGAAATATTGTAACTGAACTGTTTTGTGTTTAAAGTTAGAAATTCCTTTTGTAGAAATTTGAACATCATATCCACCGTTCAATAACTTGGTAAGATTTTCCGTTTTAAATACGAAGCGAAACTTATCACCATTACCTTCAGCAACTTCAAGAGCATCTGTGTGAGCAGCATCATCTTTTATATCAAATGCTGACATAACAATTTTGATGCCATCAGATTCAACCGAGATATGTGGTGAACCAAGAACGCCAGCAGATTTTAGAATCCATTCAAAATCTTCTTCACTAAAGGAAAAAGAAACTTCAGGATCAGGCATCAACAATCCTTTTTCAGGTGGTGTATTAATCGTGTTAGCTGCAGCAAAGCGATATTTGATTTTACTACGACCTTTGTTGCCGACAATACTAATATCTTTATCACCAAACTCTAGTGTTGGTGAATCTTTGTGTAAAGAAATCGCAGACAAGAAAGTATTTAGATTATAGATACCAAACTCAGTCGGAATATCTTCATTGATTGTTACTTGAGCAAAAATGTTTTTGCCTGAAGAAATAGTTTTTAAAACTTTTCCTTTTTTAAAGAGCAGCCCATCATTAATTGCACCAAAGTTTTTTAGAACATTGATTGTATCGGTTGATAACTTCATAATATACTCCACATTAAAATAATAATATCATTATACTACATCATTTTATGAATTGCAATACTCTCTCTACTTCTTTACCTAAATCTTGAATACTGCCATTGTTGGCAATCGTATAATTGAATTCACAACCAACCCAATCCCATTCTGATTTATGAATATGTTCAAATTGCATGAACTTGGTTCTTTCAGTTTCCGATTGTATTTTTTCAAGATTGACATACCAATTTGGATCTTCACCTCTTTTAACACGAATAACTATGCCACCATTGTCTTGGATATATTGTATTTCATTATTGAACCTAACATCAGTAACAACAACATCTTTACCTTTTGCACGATTCAATAATGAAATGACCCAAACATCTTTGTGAAATACATCACGACCAGCTTCTGTGCCCATTAATTGAAGAGCTTCACGAGGAGTAAATTGGCGACCAAATTTTTCACTCCAGTAATTATCAGGTTCTTCACGCCATTTTCTAGAAACTTCGGTGTCACCTTCAAGCAGTTCTCTAGGCCATCCAAACATAACAGAACAAGCATCTTTAAGTGGTTTGGCGAAACTGTCTTTGATAAATCCTTTTTGTTCAAGGATATCACCGACAGTTCCCTTGCCTGATCCAATAAAACCAACCAAACCGATTATCATAACTTGCCAGTATACTGAGCAACAGCAGGCATGTTACCACTAAATGCATATGAACCAATGTGCTGTAGTTTCATCCATGGACATAAATGAATTTTGCCACCCATCTTGCGCCACATTTGACAGAACATATAATCTTCTGACAAGTATCGTTCACTACCACCACCCGTAATTGATTCTTTACTATCAATCACAGTATCAAAGTATGCGTGAATATACCTTGAACCATCAAAATTGGCTTGGCCAACATGATCTGGTTTGTAACGAATGTTTGGATATTCTGCTGCCATTTTCTCAAACACATTTCGTTTGATCAACATATGGCCTGTGCCAATCTCCATAACCTCTAGAGGTTCTGACACCTGAAATGATTGTGTTCCTTTTACCACATTGAACACATACTCACCTACCAATTCTTGAAGAGCACCAGGATCCATATCAGGATGGTTACGGGCTGCATGTGCAACATTACCCCAATTAATTGATTTCTTAGGATATGGTCCGCCAATAATATCTTTATCTAACGCCAATAGTGCTAGAATATCCTTTGGACTAAAATGAATATCAGAATCAATAAACATCATATGGGTGTAATCTGTGCGAAGAAACTCATCAACAAGATAATTTCTTGCTCGTGTGATAAGGGATTCGTTAAAAAGGAATGAAAACTTCACTTCAATTCCGTACTGTGCCATGGTCATTTGCAAATCAAGGCACGATTTCATATACAATCCAAAAGCCATACCACCGT